CTTCTCCAACTACTGGTGGAAGTACTTACGATTTATTTTTTGGTAGGATACCTGACTTTGGTGGAGATCAGCATTATTACAATGGACTTATTGACGAAATCCGTATCTCCCCTATTGCCCGTTCCGCTCATTGGCTTTCTGCGGAATATGTAAATCAAAACACTCCTGCAAGCTTTTACTCTATTAGTGCTGAGGAAAATCAAGAAATAGTTTCTTCTGTTTCTGTCACGAGAAATTTAGGTTATTCTATCGTAAGTAAGATTGACCCTATAGAAAAGTCATTAAACTATAGTGTTTCTAAAAACCTTACTGTCATTAAGTCATTAAAGTATAGTATATCTAGCCATTATGGTCTTACACTAAGTCTTAATTATTTTGTCCAAAATAAAAATACAATAACAAAATCGTTAAATTATGCGGTTAGAAGTACAAAAATTGGCGTTATTGGTCTTGAGTACAATATTAAAAAATCTAGGATACTTGAAAAGTTAGTTAAATATACAGTTGAGCAAAAATTTATACTGCAAAAATCTCTTTCTTATGAGGTAGGTGAACAAGTTTTAAATGTTCTTAAGAAAACAGTTGTTTATAAAATAAAATCTTCCTATGGTGTAGAGTTAGGTTTAGAATATGTTGTCAAAAAAATATCGGTAATAGAAAAATCCGCACTTCACAAAGTAAAGTCATATAGCTCTATAACGAAAGAAATTGAGTACCACGTGACTTTAAAAGGTTTAATAACTAGGTCATTAAAGTATGGAGTTATATCTGCACACGAAGCAATACAAAAGGATTTAAGATACTCTCTGTTTGTTGGTTCTGTCCCTATTGAAAAAACACTTGGCTATTCTGTATTGGAATTATCTGGCTCAAGAATTATTAAAACCTTAAACTACGAAGTGGTCGCCGTAAAAGTTATAAGTAAGTCATTGTCTTATGTTATTGCAAGTTATGATTATGTGCCAAGAGATGATTATTTTTCATTATAGGGAAATTATTAGATTAGTGATAAAATAAATATATGTCTTATATTACTAAAGATGAGTTAAAAAAATATATGGGTGTAAATTTTACACCGAGCCTTGATTCTTTTGTTGATCTTGTTATTAAAGGGTGCGAAGAACATATTGAAGAAGTATGTGGAAGTCCATATTTTGGAAATAGAAAATTTAAAGCTCCAGAACCGAATACCGCAAGCGTTCGTCGTTTTAACGGATCAGGGGATACTAAATTATATGTTGGCGATTTGTTTGATATTGAATCTATCACGATTGATGATAGTGAGTATATACTAGACGAAGATATTTTTGCCTATCCTCTTAACAAAGAAAATAGAGCTTATCACTGGCTTGAAATTAACCAGTTATATAAAAAAACAAATTCACGAGCAAGTTTCTCGAAAGATTCTATATTTAAAGTTGGTCAAGCAAATGTCCAAATTGAGGGATATTGGTATTTTAGTGAAACAGTCCCATCAGATATAAAACTTGCTGTATTAAAACTTGTGGGAGGAGTTTTAAAAGAAAATGTTTCTGATGAAGATGTGAAAGAAAAAAAGTCTGAAAGTTTAGGAGATTATAAAGTTGATTTTCAAGATTTAAAAACACTCGCACATACCCTTAAAGTAAACGACTTATTATATCCTTTTATGATGTCAAACGATAAAAGTGGTATGTCAGGAGGTGTTGGTAAAAGCTCCGGAATTATTAAAGTAAATTAAGTATGAGTTTTGATAAACTTTTAAATAAACTTTGCTCAATTCAATCAAAAGTAGAAGTACAGAATGAAACTGGGTCTGTAGATTTATCGTGGTCTGATATATATGTAAATATACCTTGCCGGTATAATAGAACGAAAATAGGAACAGTTATTGCCGGATCGTATCAAGTTACTATTCAAGATTATACTTTTTATTTTAAAAAAGAGATTGTTTTAAGTGAAGGGTATAGAATTACTTTAGAAGGAAAAGTTTTTGAAATTCAACACGCTTATAAAAATAGTTCAGGTCATCACTGGGAAGTGTTTGCTAGGTTAATTTCTTTTGAATAATATGAGTAAAGAATTTTATAAATTTATAAAAAACTCCGATAAGATTGAAAAAAAAGTTATTGAAGCTTTTGATAAAGACTTACGAGATATTTCCTTACTTACTGAAACGGCTATAAAAAACCGCACTCCTGTCGTGACTGGAAGGCTTGAGTCTTCAATGACTTCACGAAAAAAAGAAAAACTTGACTATGAGGTGGCGACCGACGTTAATTATGCTCTTTATGTTGAATTTGGTACATCTCGTTTTTCAGGAAGGGCAATGATGAGGAGAGGTGCGGAAGATGTTAAAAGAAAAGGAAAAAGTTTATTAAGGCGTTCTCTTAATGTAAGATAGTCCTATGTTAGAAGAAGCAATTTTTGAAGAAATAAAAAAAGACTCTGTTATTGCAAACAAAATTTCAAGCGGCAATGGAATATTCCGTATATATCCTTTAAGAGTACCAAATGGAGTGCCTCCAAGTCCTTGTTTGGTGTATACTGAAATTAGTCAGTCTTTAATTTATCCAGTATTAAGAAGTTCTTTGTTTCAGATAAGTTGTATCGCACCGAAGTTTGAAGAAGCAAGAGGTTTGGCGATCGATATTGATAGAATTTTTAATGATTATAAAGAGGGATTTTTAGGAGATAAATTTGCAGTAAAATATATAAAGTTTCAAGGTCGTTTTTCTTTATACGACGAGGAAGCAGGTTTGTATGTGTTTCCGGTTGAAGTTTCCATAAAATATTAGTATACTATTACTATGAGTAAGCGTGAAAAAAAAACAAAAGAACCAGTGCTAAATTTCAATAAGGAAAAAGCATTACGCAGGAGTAAGCAGAAAAAAATAGATATTGTAAAAAATGTATTGATTACGGCAAAAATAAATGCACGATTACCAGACGGTAAAATGGTGTTAAAAGGTGATACAATAAAAGTGTCGAAAGAGTATGCGGATAGACTTGTAAGTGAAAAAGATAGTCGGTTTATTATTGGGTCGTTTTAATTAAAAAATTATATGTCACAGACAACAGTACAACAGTTAGCAGCGATTCGTAAAGGATCAGTTCGTGTATTGGTAGGAGATGACTTTTCTTCTCTTGTGGATATTGGAGCATTAAGAAATCCAGTGTTCACTTCTCTTGTAGAAAATCAGTCTATCGTATTTGATAATGTAGACGAACTTAAAAAATTCGTAAATGGTAAAAAAGTGCAGGTTTCTTTTGATCTTGCAGAAATAAACTTTAGCAATTTGGCAGTTTTGGACTCGGGCTTTGTTAATGTTGAAACCATAGCAGGGTCACTTGTTGAAGACGCAGTTCAAACAGTAAATATAGGGTGGGCTTACAATAAATTTATAGAAATTGAAAATCAAAATGGCAACGGTGAAACAATTTTAATAGATTCAGTCACTGGAGCAACTGATGGTTTACTTGTAGAAGGAACTGACTATTACAAAAGTCAAAATGAAAAAGGAAAATGGGGTATCTTTATTATTGATTCCGCTACTCTCACCACCTTAAACCAGAATATAAGTATCGTTTATGATTATACTCCAAACGCTTCAAAGAAAGTGACTTTTAGCGAATCAGGAAATAAAATTTTAAAAGCTATGCGTCTTATAAACACAGATGAATCAAATAAAACTTTTAAAATTGACATTGAAGAAGGGACAAACTTTAGCCCGATTTCTATTGACTTTGCAGGTGATGACGAAGAAGATGTTGCAATTTTACCAGTTGAATTTCACGGAAATATCGTGGATATTGTTGACGAACAGCAAACAACATAAAAAAGTAGGTACTAAATACTTTATGTCTACACTAGACTTGTATAAAGACAGAACTCCTCACATTGTCATTCTTGATGTTAATGGAGAAAAAAAAGAGTTTAAAATACCGACATCTTACACTGTTGAAGAAGTTGAAAGATTGCTTGAAATACAGTCAAGAATTGATGATTTAGTAAATCAAGAAAAAAAAGAAGGAGAAGAAAGTAAACAAATTTCTGCATTTTTTGAAGCGTTATTTGAGCAATTACTTGTTCTCTTTAGTAGGTATCAAAGCGAAATGTCTTTAGATTTTTTAAAGAAACATCTCACCAGAGAAGACGCTCAGAAAATTATTGCTTTTCACACTCAGGAGCAGTTGCTTAATTCTTATGAGCAAAAAAACAATGAGCCTAAAAAAAAAACTCAAGACAAAAGTTAATTAACTTGCGAAGAACTTTGACTTTTATGGTCGTGTCAGGGTTCTCGCTCCTTGAACTCAGAAAATTGTATATTGACGAACTTGATGAATACTATAAATCTCTTGCTTATATCCTTGAAAAAAAAGGAGAAATGAAAGAAGGTACTTTTAGTAAAATTGAAGCAGCTGATACAGTTTCTGAACTGAGAAATCAGTTATTCAGGGTAATGAAACCAAAAAAATAATTTATGGCTAAACAAACAGTGGGAGAGCTCATCTATAAAATTATTGGAGATACCAAAGGGTTAAGGGCTTCTCTTTTAAAAGCTTATACTGAAGTAAAAAGTCTTGGTGGCTCTATCAATAAAATGAGCATACAGTCAATCGCAAAATTGACTGCTCTTGGTGTATCTGTAGGGGCTCTTAGTGGAGTGTTTGTTGATGCAGCAAAAAAAGCGATTGAATTTGAATCAAGAATAGGAGATATTCAAACCTTGATAGGTGATGATTCAGCAGGAGTTGATAAATTAAGAAAAGGAATTTTAGAACTCGCAAGAACAGTGCCGAGGTCAGCAGACGAGCTTGGAGCAGCTTCTTATAATATCCTTTCTGCCGGTATCACTGACGCAAGTGACGCACTTATAGTTTTAGAAGCGTCAGGTAAACTTGCTGTTGCCGGTCTTGGTACGACAACAGAAGCCGTTGACCTTACGACTTCAGCAATCAACGCTTTTAAGTTAGACGCAGCTCAAGCAGATCGTGTTGCGAATACCGTTTTTGCAACCGTTCGTGCTGGTAAAACAACAGTGGGTGAATTGGCTCAATCTTTTGGTAATGTTGCTGCTGCCGCTCAAGGTGCAGGAGTATCTTTTGAGGAAGTTCAAGCTGCAACTGCAGCACTTACAACGGTTGGTTTTAAAACCGCCACCGCTCAAGATAGACTTCGTGCTTTGTTTGATGAAATGACCCGTAGCTCAGGTAAACTTGTCGAAGGAATTAAAGATGTTGGCATTGAAAATGTTGAAACAACTATTAAAACGGAAGGCTTTAAAACTGTTCTTGACCGTCTTTATGATTCAACAGGGCAGAATGACATTGCTTTCAAAAATATGTTTTCAAGTGTTGAAGCAGGAGGAGCGGCTCTTGCTCTCGTTAATGGTGCGTCTGAAATATACAACGATACACTTGATTATATGCGTGTAAATACAGGCGACTTAGAAAAAGCTTTTAACTCACAAGCAGATACTACGGCAAACAAATTGGCGGTTGCACAAAATCAGATGAATTTGTTGTTGATTGATTTGGGAACAAATATTCTGCCTCGTGTAAATAATGCACTCAGTATTTTCTTAGATTATTTGAATAGTGCAGGTAAAAAAGCAATAAATCAATATGTATACGAAATGGAAAAAATTGGTGCTCAAACTGACATACTTAATAATGAAATTATAAAAGTAAGCAGAGGAACGAGTCAATTTACACAGGAACAGGTTGATTCAGCAAAAGCGGCAAATAATTTAGTAATAGAGGAAGCAAAACTTACAAAAGTTCTCGGTCTTTTAGAAGATGCTCAAAACGGTAATTTCTTTCAAAGAAAACAAGCTTTAAAGGCACTTAAAGATGATAATGTGGAATTGTCTAAATACGCAACGACACTTGAGCGAATTTTTTTGCCCGGCAATACGAGTGATTTAGCGATTCGTGCAACTAAGGATTATTCGGAAAGATTGAAAGAAAATGCAAAAGAACAAGAAAAATTAGGAAATGCTTTGGAAGTAGTTTTAAATCCTTCAAAAGAATTATTTGAAGAATTTAATAAACTTGAAAATGAAACTGTTGATTTTTCAAGTTCTTTAAATGAAGCGGAAAGTGCAGCAAAAAAAGCAGCGAGTGAACTTGAAAGTTTCCAGTCTAAAATGGTTGGAATGATTGAAACCTCAAAAGAAGCAAGTGATTCTTTAAAAAAAGATTTTACAAAAATTTTAAATGAAACAAACGAGGGTCTTTCTAAAATTGTAATTAGTGCTGAAAATAAAATAAAAGACTTAAAAAGCAGAATACGAAAAGAAGAAGACTCTGAGCGTCGTGAAGAACTACAAAAAGAACTTAGCTCTCAAGAAGATATATTAAAAGCACGAGAAGGTTTTGAAGAAAGAAAAGCAGAAAGACTTTCATCAATACGAGAAAGACTTGAAAAATCTGGTGTTTCAACTGGTGATATTGAAAATTTGCTTAACATTCAATCACTGGAAGATAAAATCCGTGAAGAAAAAGAAATTGCTGAAATGAATGAGTTTAGTCGTTTTGAAGAACAGCAATTTAAAAAACTTGAAATCATTGTTGATGATATAATAAAAAGAAGAGAACTTGAAAATGAGTTGACTAACTTTTTACTCTCACAAGATTCTATAAGAAGTAAGTCAGTTGATGAATTTGCGAACAATGCAATAGAAAAATATAGACAAATGGCTTCAACTTTGCGGACAGCAATAAGTTTACAAAATCAATTAAATACATTAAGGACAAATCCACAGCAATTTCACAATGGCGGTATGGTTGGCTCTTCAGGAGGTGAAGTACACGCCGGAGAGTATGTGATACCGGCTCATATGGTTAGCCGTATGAGTGGAATAGTATCATCTCTTGAAAGTGCACGCCGTAATGGTGGTATTGATAACAGTCGTACAATCAATGCCCCGATAACGATGAATAATAACATTGAGGGAAATGCAGACTTTAATTCTTTTGGTAAAAGTCTAGCGTGGCAACTCGGAGGGTTGTAATATAAATATATGATAGGAATAAAATACACACTTAAAAATAAAGAAAACGAATCGATTGTTATAAACGATCACACGACAAATCCAAACCAGATTATTGCTCTTCAAAGTTATCCTCAGTTTGAAGTAGATATAAAAAATAACGAATTACCACGAGAAGGACAACACGGTATTTGGGATTTTTACTCGTTTTATGGTCGCAGAATTACAACTTTTCAAGGTGTTATTGTTGGAAACACTGAGCTTGATGTTGAGATTGTAAAAAATAAATTGATTAAAATTCTTGCAATTCCGGCTCAGCCGACAATTAGTCGTGACGGAAATGTAGAACTTTCTTGGACAGATATTGAAAATAAGAATTGGATAATAAGCGGTAAGCTGATGAATCCGATTCAGTTTAATAGAAGAATGAGAGATACTTTTCGCCTTGACTTTAGTTTCACTTTAAAGTCTTCTAGTCCATTTATAGTGAGCAATGACTTACAAATTATTTCGGGTGTGCGTGGGTATGTTAAAAAAGGTGCTCAATTTCCTATTATGCTTCCTTTAGAAATTGGTTTTATTGAAGTCAATTATTTAAATGTGACAAATAGTGGATCTGCATATGCTGAAACAATAATTCGCATCTATGGAGAATCTCAAGGAAATATTACAAATCCAAAACTTACGAATCTTACGACTGGAAAATTTATGCAATTAAATACTGTAATTGAAGGAAAAACTGAATGGATTGAAATTGACAGCAAAAAAGGAACTGTTGTGGATAAAAATGGAAATGACTTAAGTGGTGCTATTACAGGAGAAAGTAATTTTGTTTTATTACAGCAAGGATTGAATAATATTTTATATACATCAGACGAAGACCCTGCTGTCACTTTTCAGTTTCCGACGGCTTCTTTTTCAGTAAAATTCAGGGATACAAAATTATGATACTTATTAAAATTTTTGATAAAAATATGGATACGCTTACGACATTTACGGAAGTGGATTTTGTAAACCTTTATTATCGTCGTTCACTTGGTTATATTGGGGAGTGTATTTTTACTTTAAGACTTGATCGTGAAAAAGTGACAAGTGAAAATTTAGAAATGTATAATAGGGTTCAAATAATTGAAGATTCTGGTAAGAAATTTTTAGGAGTAATTACAAGAAAAGATGTGGAGCTTAATATTGTTAATGTTCGGTGTAGAGAAATTTTGTATATTTTAAAAAAGCGTATTTTAGGAAATAGCTATACAGCAAATGGAGCGGTTTCTCAAGAGGTTGGTAATTTAATTTCGTATGTGAATAGTGTAAACGACACAGGAATAGTAGTAGGAGATGTTAATTCAGCAATTTTAGGAGTAAATAATACTTGGAAATATGGAAATGCGTTTAATTGTTTAGATGATATTTGTAAAGCCACTGGAAACAAATTTGAGGTTGATCCCGAAGGAAAATTAAATGTGAAACCTATTCTTGGTAAGGACTTAAGCAAAAAAGTAATATTACGGTATAATTTTAATCAAATATCAAGTTCAAACATTCTTAAATTTGCCGTAGAAGATGACGGTGACGACATCATTACTACAGCGTACGGAAAATCAAAAAGTAATACATCTGTGCAAAATAATAGTTCTTTTGTGTCAAAATATGGAATACTTGAAAAGTTTAAAGACTTTCGTGTGGTAAATAATTCAAATGTGCTTGATGCTTTTACTTCTGCGGAATTAAGTGACCGTTTATATTCTCCAAGAATAAATTTATCTCCAGTTGCTTCAGACACTTTTGAAGTTGGTGATATTGTAAGAGTTGTATTAAAAAATTCGCTTATAGATATTGATGACAGTTTTCAAATACTTGAAAAAAGTGTAGAATATGACAGAGGACAAAAGACAATTTCCGTTCGTATAAATACTTTACCGAAAAATATTGTTGAAATACTAAGTGATCGAGATCGCCGTTTAGAATTGATTGAAAAAGAATTATAATTTATAATATAAAATTATGGCAACAAAAGCATATTTCATAAACAGTTCGGAAGCTAATTATAATGATTCCGAGTTTGCGTGGTTTCAGTCTTTAATACTTACCGAAGGAGTAATTGGTGACGCACAAACAGGGTCTTTAGGTTTCTTAGTTTCGCAAAATACAACACCAGACCTTTCCGTAAATGTTTCAACAGGTAAAGCACTTTTAGAAATTACAAAAGACGATCGCACTTTTAAGGTCGTTGGAGAAAATCTTGGTATTGAAAATCTTATTGTAAACCCAAATATTTCCGGAAATTCTCGTGTTGACACGGTCATTGTGCGTGCGGATAACGACACAATGCCAAATATTTTAAAAGATAATATAGTGACCGTAGAAATTGTTGAAGGAAATAGTGATACAGCTCTTAGTGATGAAGACATTGATACAATTATGGGTGAAGGTGTTGGGTGGATTCGTCTTGCACATATTATGGTAGAAAATAATGCTTCAGAGATTGAAAATAGTGACATTGCTGATCAGCGTGCAAAAGTATTTTTTTCTAACGGCTTAAGTTTTTCTCCTCTTTTTATAAATTCGTCAGCAGGGTCAGCAGACGCAGGGAAAGTTCCTACTTTAAATGAAGACGGGAAATTAGACTCTTCTTTTTTTGTGGTATCAAATATACCGGTTATGTTTTCACAACAGAAAACAAACACTTTCGGAGATTCGACAAGTATGTTTAATATTACACATCAAGGCGGTGACACATACCGATATACTTGGAACGGAACAGGAACAAATCCAAACATTGACGCTACAAATGCCCCGATAGGTGACACTCTTTCAATCGAAGGTCAAAATTTTAATCCAAACAATAATGGAGGATTTGTTATTACAGGCTCAGGAATAAATTATTTTGAAGTTTTAAATCCGAATGGTGTCCCAGAATCAAATAAAACACTTGGCACTGGAAATATTAAGTACGCTTGGTTAAAGCCATTAAATTTAAAATACATAGAAGTAAGTGTGACAGGAGGAGGCTCAGGAGGAAAATCGGGTACATCAAATCTTAAGCAAGCAGGAAACGCAGGAGGAACTGCTATAAAAATTATAGCAGCAGATTCACTCCCCGACATTGTTCCCCTTACTATAGGAGTGGGGTCAGTTGCCGGACCGAATCGTCTTGCTGGACAGAGTTCAAGTTTTCTTTATGTTGTTGGAAAAGGTGCGGCAGGTGCAGGAAATAGTAATGTAAGCAGTCTTGGTGATAGTGGTGATGTAAATATTGTGGGAGGTCGGGGGTCTTTTAGTACTGGTCAAGGTGGTTTTGGAGGGGCTAGTATTTATGGAAATTATACTGCCCTCGGGTCTGG